CTGTAGTTTTGATGCCGGAGGCGACAACAAAGGTGAAGTATTAACCGCAAAAAGAATTGATGGTCGGGTTGAGTACATCCCAGGCCTGGAGGAATAATGGCACGAACTCTAAAACTAGACACCATTACACACCCTAGTAATTCTGGAACCGCCAACCAGACGCTTAATGCTTCTGGACAGACCGCAATGCCCACTGTTGATATTGATGGTGGAACTATTGACAACACAACTATTGGTGGGTCAACAAAAGCGGCAGGATCATTTACCACACTGACATGCTCTAGTCTAGCACCAGCCACTGGGCAGGCTTTAGTCCTTAAAGAAGATGGTGGCTCTGCATCAATCACAGTAGGCACCGATGGTTCTGTAACCCTGGCAAACAATATCACCGTAAGTGGCAACAGCACCGTTGGGGATGCTTCCACGGACACGATGACTATTAATGCCACCGCAGATGGTTCAAACAACCGCTCAGGGATCACGGGTGAAATTAGAATGTTCTCTACATCCAGCGCACCTTCAGGGTGGTTGGTTTGTGATGGTTCTGCGATTAACACCTATACCTACAGGGTACTTCACGCGGTCGTCTCTAACACCTACGGGGGGACAGCCTACAATGCTGGTGTAACAGATCAGCCTGGAGCTACAACCACTTTTACGTTACCTGATTTCCGTGGAAGAACCGCAATCGGGGTCAACGATGCAGCAAGGGATGCTGACAGTGCGGGAACTTTTGCAAGGGGTATAAAAACTCTTGCAGGAACTGGGGGTGCAGACAGCCATAAGATTACCGAGGGTGAACTTCCACCACACAGTCACACTTTGAGTGCTGGGACGGTTGATGGTTCGGGAAGTCTAGTTACAGGAACCGAGTCAGCAGATCACACCCATACATATACAAGCCCACTTCCTGTTACAGAACCGGGGTCCTCCAGTGCTAGAACGGGAGAAAATCATACTGGCGACGTTGAAATGTACCCCACTAAGAATGGACATCAAACATTAGGGAAGTCGGCTACCCACACGCACACCACACCTTCTCACAGCCACACTCTTTCTGGCTCAACAGCCAACGCTGGTTCTGGTAACTACCACAACAACCTACAGCCGTATCTAACGGTTGTGTACATCATCAAAACATGAATGGCCACAGAGACTCAAACGGATTTCTCAGGTGGTCTAAACACAAGACTTCCAGCCCACCGAATCGCTGAGAACCAGTCCACTGAACTAACCAACGTGGATCTCTCTCACGGGGATTTGCGTGGTGAGTACGGGATCAATGGTGAGGGTTTTAGCGATTACTATTATGAAGAAGCCGACCAGTGGGTTTCTGGTGATGGTTTCAGTCCGACTGTCACTGTTGTCGCCTGGACTTCTCCCGGTGGTGGTGCGACCTCAACCATTTCCTCAAACACAAATTACTTTTCCCCAGGTGAGATTACCGACACCGCGACTGTCATAATCGGGGATGGGGCTACAGTAGAATTCTTTGAAGACTCAAAAGGGGTTTACGGAGCGAATTCTTTTGTTGAGTACAACGACGATCTTTACATTTCCAGAACACAGTTTTCAGTAAAAGCATCATTCGCCACTGGCACACCAGCAAATATTAAGGATATAAATTTTGGTGCTGATGGAGATGCCTACAAGGTCCAGGTCGGGGATCTTGTAAGTGGAACTGGCATTGTGACAGACAGCGTCATCATCTCTGTAGACACAGGGAATAATAAAGCGATCATCAACAACGCCGTGACAGCGACTGTCAGCCTTCCTGGAGCGGCTGATCCTGCAAATGTCACTATCAAGCCCATCATTTCACGTTTTCTCGATGGGACAACAACACAGGGCTACAGGGCTTCAGCAAGGCAACCAAATCCTTTAATCACTTTTTCCCAGTCCACATCATATAGCGGTTCACAGTCTGACAGAGACGCATCCACAGATCCCAGTAAGGCCTGGTTTTCATCGAGCTACCCTATTCCATTTCAGTATGGTTTGGCTCACTTTGACCAGACAGGTCTCGAGTCTTCAATGAGTCCAATGACAGACTCAAAGTTATCACAAACTTATTTTGATACTGCGAAGAATAACATCCCAGTAAATGTCAGCTTATCAGACGGGATCTCAAGGTTAGACAGGGCGACATCCTCTGACAACACAAAGGGTCGTTATGCTCTCTACAGGGTCGGTGGTTCTAGTGCTTTTACTAAACGTGTTGCAAATCTTTTTCTCGATAGTTCATTGCAAATAGCAACAACTGAAAGCACAAATAATTTACAGGTTGCACTTACTGGAGCAACAGACACTCATCAGTATAAAGTAGAGTGGTTTTGCTACCACACAGGAACCAATTATCGCTGGCAGTATGCTGATGGAAGTTATTTGCCATCATCAACTGGTTATGTAGCAACGGGCATAACAGACTGGTACAACACATCTTCTGGCGCAAAAACTTTCACCCTCACAGGCTCTGGAACAACGCATAAGGCAGATATATTTGTTTGGGTTAGGATTCCTGGAGAAAAGGTTGAGCGTGAATATGTTTGCAGAGCACTGACTCATAATGATGCTAACGTGGCAAATGCAAGCACTTATGACTATGTTGACTTTTCTAAAAGTGATGCCCTGATTGATATAGAACCAATAAGCGTTCCTAATGTTCCTAAGCGTGGCCTGAAATACTTAGCGGAATCTGGAAATTTATTTTTTGCTGCTGAGGAAACCCATCTTTATGTGTCCGATTATGGTAATCCAAACTCATGGAGGGAGTCGTCACTAATTGACTTTGACCAGAAAATTACAGCACTGGCACCGATGGGTTTGGAAATGATTGTGTTCACAGAATACGGGATGTTTAAAATTTACGGTAGCGATCCCGAGAATCTCAAAAGAGTACAGATCCCAACCACAGAAGGTGTGCCAGATGGTGCAGACAAGTGTGTAGCAAAGTTTCAACAGGGGATTATGTTTGCCAGCCACAACGGGATCTGCTTTTACAATGGTCAAACAGTCCAGAGGTTGACACAAAATATCCTTGATACATGGGCCTTACCAGATAGCACCGCAAGTAATAATTGTGGTGGTTTTTATGAAGACGTTTACTACTTGCTTGGAGCAACAGGAAGTGGATACAAGCTGGATATACGGTCATCTCCAATGAAATTATCCCGCACTTCGATGAACGCAACAAACCTGTTTTATCGTGGAGCGGTAAACACTTTGTATGCACCAACAGGGAGAGTTAATTACCCCGAAGGTTCTCGGACGACTTTTTCAGCGACCACAAGAAAGTTTACTGGTGGCGACATAAACATGGAGAAGGTTTTTTACAATGTGAAATTGTCGGCAATAAATTTTAGTGGGACAATCAACATCCTTATTGACGGGGTTAAGACAGACACTTTTACAGTTTCAACGTCAGTTGACGATTACGACAGAACACTATACTTGTCTAGTCCCCGTATCGGTAATGGAATACAGGTTCAACTTAAAGATTGCTACGGAGAGGTTCACAGGATTTCTGTAAATTATGATGCCACAAACACAATAACAGACAGAATGTTTAACTCTGTACAGGTTCAGTATACAGGCACTCCGACAGTTCAGGTTTTTCTCGATGGTATATCAAAAATATCAAGAACACTGACTACTCCTGACGATATAGTTGGAGAAGCAAAGCTGTACTTTCCACCGATGAGTAACGGGATCATAGTTCATTTTAAGGAAACGACAGACGAATCAAATGGTCGTGTCCTTAATTACAGCTATCAGGCGGAAGCGGTCTAGTGGCTTTCTTAGACAAGGAAATAACAAAGAACCAGCCAGAGTATGACGGGTGGTTATTGATAGAAGACGACTATACAAGAGAGTCTTTTAGCACAGCTTTTGAGATAGTGAGGGAAGTCAATAAAAGAAGTAAGGAAATGGAAACAGAGATTAAGGTTTTAAGGAACAGGATACAGGTTCTTGAATCAGAAATACTTACACATACTCATTAAATGAGACAGGTAGTTCACGCAGTAAATGTAAGATACAAGGGGCAACCGACTATAAGTGTAAGCGTCGATGGTATTTATATACTAGAAGACCAGACACTACCTAGTCACAACGTATTAAAGTCAAGAAGGGTTGCTCTACCTGCTGGTGGTGTCGGATACATACCACAGTTTGAGTCTACTTTTACTGGTTCATTGACCCATCAGTTCGAGGTTGTGCCTGAACAAACCTACTCGCAGCAACAGTTGTTTCATTTCTTTGAAGTTAATTTTTCAGGAACTGTAGAGCTTGAGATATATTCTGACGAGGTTAGGAAGAGTCCCAATAATAGTGATGATACAAGTGTAACCCTTACAGCGAGATCGAATAGGAAGATAGACACTAGAAGGGTTTATTTTCCACCCCTTAGTTATGGGTGGGTTCCTCAATTAAAACAGATAGTTAGCTCAACAGTCGAGGGCGAGGTCTTTAGTTCAAGGATGAGGGCATTACCCACTAGATTTTTTAAGGGCGAGAGGGAACATACAGAAATACAAGCCACACACCAGGGAAGCCTTGAACTTGAGGTTTATTTAGATGGAAAATTAATAAAAGAATACAGGTTTGGGGCAGATAAATATAAGCCGGACGCTTTCAAGACAGAAAAAGAATACCTTCCATCTGGATCTCGTGGACAAATTTTACAATGGATTCAGTCAGACGGAGATGGAGAGGTCGCCAGTTTTGAGAGCGATATTACATTGACAGATTTAGAACAGCCACAGCAGGAGGTTTGATGGCACAGGCACAGTTATCACCGATGAGGATGAAGGTTAAGGACGTTATAGCGAAGTCCAAGGGCACCAAGTTTAAGGGTGTCAAGGAGAAGCACTACCCGGTCATGGTCAACAAGGCGGAGATGGGTGCGCTGAATGCTATGAAGAAGCCTATTGCTGACAGGCAAAAAGGTGGTTTCATGGACAGGATGGTTCAGAAGGGCCTCAATGAGGACACCTACATTATGAAGGGGACTGAGCCTAAGATGGTTGCTCAGGCATCTCCAGAAGATGCAGGAATAGAGGAAAGTATAGCTGAAAATTATGCAGCAGATCAAGCTTTTGAATCAGCAAAACAGGGTGTTGATTATGTTACAGGACGGTCTCTTTTTGGAGATTCAGGTGGTGGCGACGGTGGTGGTGGTGGGGCCCCTCAATTCACAGGGATTTCACAATCTCAATACGACGCTCTACAAAAACAATACGATGATTATAAAGCTGGAGAGGCTGGAAGAATAGACACCGCTAAAAAGACTGCACTCCAGGAGCAACGGGATTCTGACCGTCAAGGTTTTGTGGACGACTACACAGGCGAGGGTGGATACCAGTCAAGGTTAGAGGACCTAGAGGGCCAGTTTGATTTAAGCAAAGAACGTGGTGCAATGCAGGATCTCGCTGGTGAGGCTCAAAGGCTAGGCACTCAGTATGGGGATCAGATGTCTGGTGTCACAGGCCGTGTTGGAGGATACGAGGGTGATGTCGCGGGATTAAGATCCGGCGTGGATACCTTGAGACAACAACAGGCTGGCATAGGGACACAGATAGGGAACCTTGCTACTCAAGCAATGGACCCCACAAGTTCCC